CACTGGCGTCAACAAGTTCTGCAGTGTCGATTGCGTTGTTTGTAACGGCAACAGTAATTTTACCTGCTGACGGTGAATTGTCAGTAACAGTAATTGCGTTACCTGCAACAACATCACCAGTCAGAGCAGTTGCAATCTGTGTTGCAGTTTGGTTCTGAGTAGCAGCGGTTGTTGCAATCTTTGTATCGGAAGAACTCCAAGTTTCAGTGCTGTCAATAGTTTCACTGTTCTTGCCCCACTTGTTGTTCTCCATCTCCTGTGCACTATAAAGTGCTTGGAGTTGGTTGTCGTTAAGATCATCGTGACGGACAGAAGATCCTGCAAAGTAGGTGGCCTCTGCAACATCGACGTCCGTATCACGAAAGATTCTAATCCTTACACCCGTTGCAGGTGCAGTGGTAAATTGTAGTTGGGTAGCGTTGGCAAAAGTAAATGCAGTTGTAGCGACCTCATCTAGGGTGACTTTGACGTGAGATCGGTCTAGATATGGAAAAGTAAATGAATATAGGACAGTTGTATTGTCCCCTGTGTATAAGTTTTGTGTAATAGCCATTCGCTAAAAAAATAAATTAACGGTTGCGATTAGGATCAAGCAATTCAGTAATATCAGTTACACCCGACTTGACAAGCAACTCTTGTTGTTTTTCTTCGCGAGCCCTATCTAAAATCGCTTGTTTTTGCGCTTGGTTCAGTGCGAAAACTGCTTCATCAATAGACAGCCTAAATGCTTTTCTGATCTTTGCATGTACATCACGGAATTCTTTTTCCGATACATGGATAAAATCAGCACCTGTAGCTCTTTTTTGTTCGGCGCGACTCCGTGCTTGTCTAAGGTCTTGTTTAAATTTATCAGCAGGGTATTGCTTCATAATCGCTTGTAGACGTCTCTTTAGGTCACCCTTTTCACCTAAGATACGATTAACTTCGCTTCTATCAATAGCTTCTGACTTAGTTCCTAAAATGGTTTCGATTTCTGGAAAATATGAAATCTCCATATCACTTAGATACTGTTTTACTGCAGAAGGTCCTGTGGAAGTTTTAACAGGAGATATTTCATTGATAGCACGTTCCATCCACGAAGCAGGATGTGGATTAACTACACCACCTTCGATGGGATCGTATGCAAGAGGCAAATCACTGACAGCTCGGAAGTTGTTCATCATGTAACCTTCCAAATCCCTTTCATACTCTCTGACGTAAGGGCTCATAACTCTAGTCAGTTGGTTACGCAAACCAGACGCAAATGGTGTGGTAAGTTCTCTTGCAGCCAAACGATTTAGGGTAGAGGGATCACCAGTAGCCGCAGCCATCAAATCAGACAGTTGCGTGTTGATTCCTTTTTCTAGCATGTGTGCACTAATTGCATACATAATTTTTCTAGCCCGTTTCTCCCCTTCATCTTCACCCATGATGTCAAATCCATTGAAAACGTTTGCATAAAAACGCAACATGTCTCCTACAGTGCCCAAACGGTCAAGATCGTGAGCTTTGCCATCAGCATCGATAATGTGTCCTAATTTGATACCTTGCTTTCGTTGTGCACGACGAACGTTGGGATCTGGATGACCATCACCAATAAGCCTGTCTTCCACAAACAGCATATATGCAAGGCTTCCAATAGTAGACCCAAAGCCGATAGCACCTAAAACTCTGACTGATTCTTCATTATATTTATTGATAATGTCCTGTTCAGACTTAGGATTGAAAGGCACTCTAAACTGTTCAAGATACTTTCTTTTTTCTTGGATTGTTTTACTTTTACCGAATGGGTCTAAAAATATGTGCTTACGGTTTATTATAGCAGCGACACTCTGGTAAAGAGGATCATTTCTTGTCCACAAGTGTATAGCACCAGCAGCCGATCTGTGGAACCTCAGCAGGTTTTTTAGAACAGGCACATGACGCACACCTTGGTTGATAAGCCGACTTAAATTAGTGTCGAGTTGTAACGTGATTTCAGAGGCACGGGCTTCAATCACATCGTCCTTGATAAATCCATTTTTATCAAAGAATGACTGATATTTTTTATCAGTAAGCTCTTTGATCTTTTTAGGATCTTTAATGCCTTTTTCAACAACCTCGTCAAACGCTAGTCTACGTGCTTCTAGAAATGCCTCTAGTGCACGAACACCACCATCGTTAGCAAGCATAGTATTTGTACCGTGCCTAAGCACTGGATGCTCAGCCAACATACTAAGGTTATTCATGATACCAAATGTTGCTTCTACACCTGCATCATCTTTAAATTCTGTCATCATTGCTTGGTGGATTTCCCGCATACCATCAAGCTTTTTAGCAGCCTCTTCACGGATCACATATGGTACTTTTGAAGGATTGAGATTAGCTTCTCTGTAAACAAAAGCAGTGTGTTTAGCTACTTTACGCAAACCCTCAGCAATAGAACCATAGGCAAACATTGTTTTCTTTACCATTTTTATTGCTTCTGCTGTATCGCCTCTGCCTAAATTCGCTGCAGCAAGCATAGATGAACCAAGTATTTGCTGTGCAAACTTCATGCCAATAAAGATATTATTAGAATGAAATGCAGTTGCAGCTGGGCTTACACCAGACAAAATAGTGTTGTAAAGAATAGAATTAAGATCACTAAGTATTCTACTCGGTACTGATGGGTTATTGTCAATAAAACCTTTACGGATAAAATCCGTACTATCCAACATGAAGTCAGACCATTTTTCAATGACAGCTATGTTGCCGTCAGTGACTCTGAATGCTGTCGTAAAACTTTTGAGGTATCTCGGATCAGCTTTGTTGATTGCATTGAGAGTGTCGGCAAACACCTGAGACTGCGCAGCTTTTTTCTTCAAGGCTTCTTCTGCAGATGCAAACACCTCTTCAGTAATCAGTTTGATGTCATCACCAAGTTCAATGTTTTTGATTTTGCCTTTAGCTGCTTTGTCGATGTAATCCAAGCTTTGCAGACCAGTACCACGGATCCAATCAGCAACACCTTTTTGAGTCATCAAATACTGCAGCCGACGAAGAATCAATTGTTGAGCTTGTTCCAGCCCAGCGTCAGATTCTTTAATAGCAATACCAGTAGCCAGATCAGCAACCTCACCAGAATACTGATTCATTAGATAAGCCTGTGCTTTGATGGTATCCAAAGACATGTACTTATCAAGTAGTTTACTCATTGCCTTGAATGCAACGGCTGCTGCATCATCAGACAAGCCTTTTACTTTAATTTGACCTGTCAGTCCAGGCTTGCTTACAAGGTCTCGCTTGTCACTGAAGAACTTTCTTAGAAATCCTGTAGTAGCTTTTGGATCCACTAGAGCATCTGCCATAGCTTCCAACGCAGCCTCACGCATTTCTGGTTTAGATCGTGGGCTAAAGAAACCAGCATTTTCCTCAGCGTCTGTAATCTCTTTTCTGAATTTACGGGTAAGTTCTTGTTTCGGAACGTTGTCAGGGGCAAGTGCTTTTGTAAGAGTGTTTTCTGGAAACTGTGAAGCTAACCTGCCTTGACTTGCAACTTCTGGTTTGAAAACAATTTGCTCTGCGCTTTCCAACGATTTGTAAATATCGTCGTCTGAAGTGATAAACACTTGCTCTTCTGGATCGAACAGGTCAGGATCGCTGCCGATATTGGGCTCATTAGGAGATTGTCTTTTTAACTCCTCTCCATAATCTTTAAGTTGTTGATCCCTTTTGATATTGTCAGCAACAAACTTATCCTCTGCAAGGTTCACGTCTTTAGCAATAGCATCGACATCTGCAACGTCACGCTGTACTTGTTCAGAAAACTTTCTAATTTTTCTTCTAGCCCCAGTAATTGTGAGTCCAAAATCTGCTATACTAAACAGACTATTGGTTACTGTGTCAGCAAGGATGTTTTTTACACGACGTTCATCGCCTGTCATTTCAGGAGAAGTTTGCAAAGTTTGTGTCGCCCAGCCAATGACCGGCCACTTCTCCATCATATCAAAAATATTTTCGCTAGTCTCTGCATCGGGATCAGTAGCGACAACTGAGGCTGCAACGCCAACGTCCAAACCAAGCTTACCAATCAAGTCCATAAGTGGCTTTTTCTTTGGCAAAAACTTTAATTGAGACAGTTTTGAAAATAAGAAGTGAGCAGTGACGACTTCAAATAAAATTGATCCACTAATATCTCTCCAAGAGTTCATCCAATCTTTTTCATACAAAGGAGATCTTTTGAAACGAAAATCAGTAGATGGTCCTCCCATATCTTGGACAGCATCTAAACCAGCGTTAATGTGGTTAAAAACTACATCAGATGCTCCTTCAAACGGTGCATTGACAAACGATTGAATACCACCAGCAACATCTCCAACGGCACCTGGCAAGTAACCTAAAATAGGTTCCATGTAAGGCATCCGCTGTAGTCTTGTATCATCAGGTTCTTCTGGTTCTTCTGGCTCTACTTCAGTTGCCGGTTGCTCTGCAACTGGTGGTGTAACTTGATCAGGTTCAACTTGTTCGGCTGAAGGCGGTTGTTCTTGCTCTTCTTCCTCTTCCTCTACAGAATTAGGATCGAGTAAATCAAGAGCTTTTTCGTAACTATCATAGAAATCATCTACAGTCCTTCCTGGAGCAAGTTCTATTTCTAGTTGTGGTTGTTGGAGATCTTCTTCCATAAGATTAGCGGTTTTGTTCTAAGATTAGTCTTTCAGCGACTGATGCCTGATCTAGGCCGACCCAAACACCTTTCCATCCGCGTTCTCTGTAAAGTTGGATGCAAAGTGCGTCTTGCAAATTTGGTGTGAATTTTTCATCTCTACTGATGTTCATTCTACTCACAAGCCCTGGAAGAGTATTGCCAATAAACTGGTAGCGGCCAACTGCGTGCAGCTTGCCTTGTTGCTTCCACTGTTCCATCGTCAAAGATCCGTCGTCAAACTGTAGGTCTAGAATCTCACCAACTGTAAGGTCAGTCAATTTTCGTCCTTTATGTTGTGGCATCTGACTAAATGGTCCTGAGTAAAAACCTTTATCTGCTCCAGTGCTTCTGCCTTCATCTTCACCATACTGGTTTACAGCATCATAACCACCAAGACTATCAGACTCACGTCGCCCGATAATATCCACCACTTGACGTTCGCCGTCAGTCAAATCCATGTTACGGCTGACAGGCAATCCAGTTGATTGTTTGAATCTTCGAGCTTGACGTGAAGTCAAATCACCTAAAATAAATTTATCAGCCAAAGAACCCCCAACAGCAGAACTTAGTGCTGATTGTCGTACATTTACAATAGGGATTTGTATTTGTTGTGCAGGTTCCATTGTACTGTTAACAAAATTCAGAGAATCTCTAATAACGTCAAAGTGAGTGCCACCTGTCATTCTGGCAAAACGACTTGCAGTGTCTAACTTGGTATAAAGTTCAATATCTTGCTCTGGTACATTCAGTAAAAATGGATCTTCTTGCATACGGTCTGCAAGTTTTTTGAGATCCTCTTCTTTAAACAACGTTTGCCTGATTGCTAATTTATCTTCTGGGGATGCACCGTTATAAACGCCAATACTTTGGATTAATTTCTCATCTGCTGACAAAGTGTTGGTAAAATAGTTAGGGTACGGGTCTGCAATTTTGCCTGAAAAATTGTACTTAGGATCCGTTGCTTCCCCAAACTTGCCTGCCACAACATTCTTTTTGAGAGCTTCAAAGTGAACCCGCAATTCTTGTTGAATTTCTGTGGGTGTAGCGTTTTGTTTATAAAGATTACGAAGCTTAGTTTTGAAAATAGTTTTTTCTTGACGACGAATTTGAGGTGCTAAGCGTCCAAATTTACCTGTGTCATCCTCAAACATTGTGTCAATTTCAGCTTCATAATCATTAATTAGAGTTCCGTATTCTAAAAGAATCCTGTCTTGCTCTTTTTTTTCTTCCTTTAGTGCCTCTTGATTTTCAGCCGAAAGAAGGTTAAAACTTTCGTTGGTTAAATCCAGTGAATCGATCTTTATAGACGCTGACGTTCTTTCATTCAAAAGAGCTTGATCATCGATATTAGAATAAGAAGGCCAGCTATCGTTGATAGTCCGAATCAGCTCCTTGACATTCTGATCCCCATAGGTATCTGTTAGCTTTCTGATGAACTCTTTTTTTTCACCAGGTAGCGCACATTGTTGTGGATTCTCTCGGCAAAATTGCAACGTATTTTCTACATCTGTCTGAGCTAACAACCTTTTTTCAGTGTTTTCATTTCGTAGGTTTTCGATTCTATTATCTTGCAATTCATTGCTAAGGTTTAGCATACGTGCTGTAAACACTTCACCGTAGGTTCTACCCTTTGGGTCCCCTGGGACAGGTTGGCGTTCCAAAGCAGAAACATCTACAGCTCGGCCTGTAGCTTGTTGATAATTTTTTAGAACCTCTGTAGCCTTTGTCCAAATTTGAGATGGTTTGAAAGGTTTGCCGTCATCATTGATAGCAACCTGTAGTTGACTAAATAGTTTACCTAAATCTTGTTCAGAAACAAACTCAGTAAGAGCTTGTGCGGCAAGTTCCTGACCTTGCTGTACAACTCTGGCCTGACGTGCCTCCTCTACAAACTTGTCCTGACCACTTCTAAATTTTTCGCCTGCCCATTCGTTAAGAAAAGCAGGTTTCATTGTGAGAAGACCGTTTGCTTCAAGATAGTCTTTACGCATTTCAGTGATTGCGTAAGCCCTCAAAGCTGGGTCAGTCGCTGTGTCGGCAAGCGTAAATTCTTGACCAGTTTCGGGATGAAAAAATGTTTTGTCCCTGTTGTCAACAAACTGCCCTGAAAGGTAGCTCTCCCATCCTGCACCGGCTTGTTCTGCCTTGCCCTTAGCATAACCATAACGCTTCCATCCAGACATGTTCTGGACGGCCTGAGCAACCTCTAAGGACTCTCCACTTTTGATAATATCGAATGCAACTGCGTTAGCATCCATTTCATCTGCTTTCAGTTGCTCACCAGCTTGACGGATTTCGTTAGATACATCAGTTGCGTTAGGCTCAGACAATGCAAGGTTATAACCCTCCATCATCTGTTCTTTATTAACTTGTTCTTGATATTTCATCAACTCCCCACCAAGAGTTTTTGAAAACTGTGCCAACTGCATCATCGAGTTGTCTTTTTGCGCAATCTCTCGTGCAGCCTGCTGGGGCGAGAACCCTAGGATTTGCTGTGATGGGCTATAAGATACTGACTCTTCGTATGGTGTTGCCATTTGTGTAAGTAAGTAGATTATCTCTTGTAAGTAAACCCTGACTTCGGCACCGAAGACAACGGAATCGTGTAACCACCAGGGTTACTGTAAGAAGCGGTAAAGCCACCGCCACCGCCACCTCCGTACGGATTAGGAGCCACCATAGAACCTAATGTTCCAAGGTTACCAGCGATGCTGCTCATGATTGCTAAGCCAGGATTAGTATAAGTAGGTGGTCTGACCATAGCTGATGCATTAACGTCAGCTTCATATTGCTGTCGTGACACACGTTTCATCTCAGCTTCTCTGCCGATAGTCAAGTCTGTCATTGATTCAGACAAACGTGCAGAATCTCTGCCCCATCTTCCAAAAGTTTCTAGGGCTGCAACTCGTCTTGAGCTTTTACCAACACGACCTTCTGAAGCAGCGTAGGTGCCTCTAGCTTGCGTAAGCTTGATAAGCATTGCCTCACGCTTGTACAAAGCCCCTTTGATGTCTTGGTTTAGACGCCTTTGGATAGATGTATATGAATCATTGGCGGCTTGTTTGTTAATTTTAACTTGCCTGAAGGCTCGCTTAGCGTCAAGTTTTGCTTGTTGATATGCTTGCTCGTTCTGTTCGTTGGCAGCCATTCCGGCGCCCAACGCTGACAAGCCCAGCCCTGCTAGTGCAAAGAACATAGTTTTACAAACTCTACAAAATAAATGTTGTTAGGTCCATAGGGAACAAGCTGTAAAAACTTAAACCCTAGTTTTTTTAATAGTTTTAAATGCAACGTATTGCGTATGTCTGCTTTGTTGTAAAGCAAACGATGCGGTAATGAATTAATCCATTTACGTGCTTCTTTACAGAATAGTATGGGGTAACGTTTTACTGCATCTGTGCAATGCATCCACACACAACCATCGTCAGACACTCCAGCAATCCCTGCACACGTACCGTCTGGCACGTAAAAAATTACAGAGTTACTAAAGTGTACGCTATTGACCATAGACAGGACAGGGTTGAGGCCTGTCCCGTCCACAATCTCATTTAGATCTGACGGCAGCAATGTATCGACAACCTGGACAACATCTTCAATAGAAGCTTGTTTAATAAGGTTGACGTTGGTAGAAGTTAGTGGTGTATCTACCTTCCCAGTCATAGCTTTCGAGAGTCAAGGGATAGGGTGTTTCTCCAATCAAGATCAATTCAAAATTGTCAGTTCTTTGGTGGATTGGAATTGTGTGTTTTGCCTGAACTGTTATAGGCATCAACGAAGCGTTGTACCCAGGTGGAACCACAGTAGATATAGAGTCTTCATCTGCAGTTCTACCTGCAATCCTAAGCTTATAGGAAAGTGGTCCGCCAAATCCAGCTTGTACTTTGATTCTATGGATAATAAGGTTAGCAGATGTATCAGCCACGTAACCATCACCTGACCTAGAAATAACCCTTGGTCTTGGCAACACAACTTCCATGTTATATTTTTTGCCTGCTAACACAATGGCATCACGCAAGTCACCAGAAACAGTGATTCTAGATTTACTTGTATTAGCCACCGGAACGCTGGCGCTCTCAAACAACAACACCTTAGGGTGCGTGTCTGTCATTTTATTAGTTGCATCTTTGGTAAAACCAGTGATTGCAAGTACAGTATCAAAATCTGTGTAAGGTACTTCGACTATAGTTGTATTAGTAGCACTATTGTAGATTTTACGTGGACCTTGTATAAATCTATCTAAATTAACATTAGAGCTACGTGTGCTGTGACCAGCAATCGCAGGACTCAAGCCTACCTCCTGGAAGCCAAGCCCATAAGGCAAAGCCCATTTTGTGACTGACCTCACAACACCACCATCGGAGTGTTGTTGCAGAGAAATCCTATTAAGGTAAAGTTTATTGCTAAGATCTTGTGTTACAACAAAGAGAGTACCTTTGTCAAAGTATTGGTACTGAATCTTCTGATCAAGTTCTTGCTGGAACCAACCCTCAATAGCACGTTTGTCGCCTTGCTGCAGGTATCTGTAAAAATACAGCCTATTGCCATTTTTTGTTGCAAGGCTGAATACTGATAGGTTTGTGTCGTTAGCGTAAAGATCTACATCATCAGGTAGCAAGTCGCTAACAGGCAAACTTGTTTCAGCAGCTTTGGGAGACGTATCAGAACTTACATCGAAGATTTCAAAATGCCTTGTATTAGAAGCTGTCGTATTTACAAAGCCGATAGCAATGCCTGTGTCTAATGGGGCAACATTTTCAGACGTATCAAATGAAGACAACCTGTTTACTTTAGCTGTCTTAGGTGACATAATGTCCCCTGTAGTTGACAAAAGAAACTGCTCACTTTGTCCGAAAATAACAAGACCAGTCGATTGCGGTACAACATACCTCAACGTTTGTGGTTTTGTCGAAGTGCAGTCGATGTCAACTGGGTCATCGTCAGATACAGTTAGAGCTGTTTTGTTCCAAAAGTTAAAGAAGTCATCAGCCCTACTAAGGATAACTGAATCGCCAGATAAAAATCCTAGCCTGTTTCTATAGACAAAGACACCTTCAATTTGTCTGCCAATAAAACTAGGAATAGGATTCGTATTATCGTCTCCTATAATCCTATCTTCATAAGTTGCAGGTGCAAATGTGAAATGACCGTTTGCATCTCTTGTCAAAAGATGCGGCATAGTGTCTGGGTCAAACTTATATTTAATGTTCGGTGCAACAGTTTCTTCCCAACTTCCAGGGCCGTAGCCTAGTGTAGTATTAGAAGAAACAAATTTGACATAATAATCGTCTGCATCAATTTCGTCAGAATTGGACACCTTAACTCTGTACCCATCTACACACTGCGTTGGCAGTTTAGATGCAGTTGTAATGTCATGTGCAAACGAGTAAATACCATCTTGGTGTGCTGAACCAAACGTTTCAACATCAAATGCAGTTGTGTAGTTACCTGTCGAATTTCTAACAAGGTGGATACCGTTACCAACACGTGTTGCAGTAATTTCATGTGCTAGCTCGCCACCACTACCGTTTGTAGACGTACCAGGTGCAACTCCAGAACCGTTGTTAATCAGTGAAACAATAGAATTGACTACAGCTTCAGCACTAGGATTAGTTGTACTTGCAGTCGCAGTGTAATTAAAGCCAACAACAGTATTAGCTGTGTTCCGCCAAATTAACCTCACTGTATAGGATGCACCACCCTGAATGATACTCATAACCACAAAGGCTTCTAGAATGTCGCTAGGAGTAAAGACATTGACCATTTGTGGTAGTTTATTTTTGTTGACCACAAAAGTTTTATCAACAACATTCAAAACAGCAATGTCATTAGGAGTTGCAACAGTATCCAAATATCCGTTTGTGGGAATCGAAGCGTTATTAGCAACGATTGCAGCTTCTAAAGTTGTTCGTGCTGTTGCAAGTGTAGTCTCAGCAGTTGTATAGTTAGACTCTGCAGTGTTCAATTCAGACAAAGCTGTGGCTAGCTGAGCCGCTGTGAAGGTGCCCCCTGCAGATAGATTCAATTCATATATCCTTTCACCATTACGTGTCAGATACGGGTATTGATCTGTCCGCTCGTTGCCCAATGTAACGTTGGTGGGAAGGTTGACGCTTGGCGTTTGTGCTACACCATTTAGGTGTACAGTAAAAAGACCAGCA